GTGCGATCTCTATCTGGGTAACTATCATCGACTTGGAGTCTAAGCTGTTGTCCTGCTTTGCAAAGCTTCGGCGTCACAATCAGCACACTCCCATCGTTTAATTTCATTAAGCATCAGAGAATTATGACCACAATCAGGCATTGGAGAAATAAAAGCATTATCTATTGGATCGTATGTATAACCAACCCCTGCATAGTTATATCGAATCTTGCCATTATATGAAGTGCGGATACAGCGTTGTCCACGAAATTCGGAATACCAATCTTCTGGAATTTTGCCTTCAATAAGTTCTGTTTCTTCAATACCAACAATAACTTCTGTCACAGTATTGGAATCATCTATAAATGCGTAATGTGCCATTACAACCAACTCACAGTTCCAGTACCAGCAGTAATTGTTGTGATTTTGTATGATCCATTTGTTGTTGTAGAACTGGTCAATCCACTACCAACAGTGCAACTATTGGCTAATGGGTATCGCAAAATTACAATACCAGAACCGCCATTGCCACCATTGTGAGCAGTTGAAGCATTTGCTGAACCTCCACCACCTGCGCCGCCTCTATTAGCTGTTCCTGCGCTTCCGTCTGCGTTATTTGCTCCGTTACCGCCACCGCCAGAACCGCCTGTGCCAGGAGTGTAATCACCGCCATAAGCATAAGTTCCGCCGCCACCGCCACCAGCATAAGTTACTGATGATCCTGTGATAGATGTGGCTACACCATTTCCGCCATTTGCTCCGTTATTGCCAGAACTTGTTGCAGTACCTACTGCTCCAGCTCCGCCACCGCCAGAACCGCCATTGCCAGAAGCGTTAGTTGCGCCGCCTGCATAGCCTTGATTAGCTGTTCCCGTGCCGCCTGAAAGAACTCCGTAACCTCCTGCTGAACCACCGCCAGAACCGCCAGACCGACCTACTGTATAAGTGCTATTCCAACCAGAACCACCACCGCCGCCTGCTGTTGAAGTGATTGTTGAAAAAATAGAATTCGCTCCTGATGTTCCATAAGCAGCTCCAGTTGAACCAGCGCCTCCTGCGCCAACGGTTACTGTATAAGAATTGCCTGTGGCAATCGTTAAAGGACTTTCTAAACTTCCACCGCCGCCTGTCGCAGTTACTGTGCAACGCAAACCACCTGCGCCGCCACCTGCTGCCCCTGATACACCGACATTTGATGAACCACCGCCGCCGCCACCTGCTACGACAAGATAATCAATACTTAGATTAACTGATGTAAAAGGTGCGCCCATTAAACCAGAAGTTATTGCGCCAATCATTACCCGATTGCTCCAGCGACATACCAAGTATCAGTTGCAGTTTTAATACATACTGCTGTTTTGTATTGAGCCAATGTTGGTGCAGCCGCTGTGCCTCCAGCTGAAAGAATTGTTGTTGTACCGCTCGTCACGGCGGAAATTGTGACTGATCCTGCGCCTTTGTTAAGAATTGTGATGGCAGTACCCACTGGGAACGCTACTGAGGCATTGGTAGGGATTTTGAAGGCTACTGCTGTTGCCTTGTTCATAGGCACTAGGACTTGATACTGATCGTCTAGGACTGCTGTGTAGTCAGCAGTTGCGTCTGCATCGACTGTGAAGGCTACTAGCCCGTTAAAAGCGGCAGCCGTTAATACGTCTCCTGTTGCTGCTGGGAATCCTGTTGCCATTATTTATCTCCTAGTAACTCATTGTCGATGTGCCGATTATACCGTAGAGACTGCTTCCAATGATGAAACCATCAGCGATTGGCTCTAGGGTCGTGACGGTACAGGTCATACGGTTTGGGGTTATATCCCACTTGAGACCCTGTGTCTGCAAGGTTTTTACAATAGTCGAGCCATCAGGCTGGACGTTAGTAATCTTGAGGTTATCGAAATAATCCAAGCCAATCATTGTGTCAGTTGGAACTGCTGTGTCTAAGAGATCAACCGTCATGGCATCTATGCGGATTGTTGTTTCTTTACGAGTAGCCACATATTCACGGGCAACATTGAGGACAATATCGTCAGTCTCAGCTACAAGGTCAGGACGGTTGAGACTGTGAGGAAAATACTTGTCAATAGAAGTCTGGTCATAGACCGCTTGAGTAGTGCCAGTGCCATAGCGTGTAAAGGTGACATCGTTAATAATGAGCTTGTCATCAAAGGCAAACTGTAGGTTCTTGTAGGGGATTCCCGTAGTTTGATTAAACTCGATTGGAGTTGCTCCGATTGACTGGACTACTTCTGTGCGGTTCTTATAGACGGCAGTACCAGAGCCGTCCATGTAGAACGCTCCCATGCCTTCTGAGAACTCTGCGTTCTTCATAGCCTCAAGGCTTGTACGAGCTGTAGCAGGATCGGCAATACAGGTGCTAAGACCAGTTGAGATAGAGCGCATCGATGTAGGGAACTCGACATAATCAAGAATCTTTGTAATGCGTGTGCTAGTTGTCTGCCCTGCTGCTGTGTCTGGAATTGTCTGGACGTTAGCCATATTAAATAGACGGAAGGCATCTGTGGCTGTTATATCGACATAACCAGTTTCTTGACCTTGTGGGTAGGTATATTTATAGTCTTGAACATATCCGCTAAAGAGCCAAGAGTTAGCAGTAGCAGTAGAAGCTGAGATACGAATCTTGCGAAGTGGTGCAAGTTTGCCAAAATAAGGACTGGCTGTGTTTTGTGGGTTAAAGTATGAGTCAGGGTCTAGCACTCGGATTGTGGCGTTGCCAGCCTCGTAGGTATCGCGCATGATATTGCGACCACGCACAATAGAAATCTGATACACGTTAGGAGTTAAGTCCACGACTGGCTCAACTGTTGCATCTGAACCAAAGCGACTTACGCCAATTACGCCATAAGTAGGATCACCAATAACGAATCCAGCACCAAAGGTTGCTCCACTAGAGAAGTCAAAGGATACGTTAATTGTTGCTGGTATAGCCATTACCAGCCGCCGATTCTGCGTTCTACGTTGGCACTAGAGCCAGATAAAGCTGCAACATTGAGACCGCCTCGAATCTCATCTATAAGATTTTGAGAAGTCGTAACTGAGCCTGCTACATTGACTACAACGGTTGATGCGGCTGCTGGTTGTTGCATTGCTGCTGCAACTACAGGAGAAAAGCCACCACTAGCACCTGCTCCTTGAGAAGCAAGTAAGTTAAAAGAACCTGCTGCAATTTGAGCCTGTAGGTCTGCCATGCTTAAACGAGTCGCTGTAATACGAAGAACCTGAGATTCAATCTTGTCTAAGTAATCTGCCCATGCCTCAAAGGGATTCTTTGCGGCTGGAAGGTCTGCTAAGAAATTGGCAAGGTCTTTGCCTAAACCTTGAGAAGTGGCTAATTCCTTGGTAAGTTTTTGGACTTGATCCGTATTCTCTGTAGCCAGAGCTAGTTGAAGTTCAAGTCTCAAGCGTTCTTCTTTTGAGATATTGCCCTTGAGAGCAGCAATAATCTGAATTTTATCCATATCAAAAATTGTGCCAGCCTTTGTAAGAGCGTTTTGTTTTTTCTGCTCGGCTGTAAGAGACTTTTGAGCTGTTACTTGCTTCTTGGTAAGAGCTGCTAATTCCTTGGCTCTATTGGCTGCCGCCGCTTCTGCTGAACGCTGCTGTGCTGTTCTAGCGGCTGTCCCTGCTGGAGACTTGGAGCGATTGGTTGAAGGTTTAGGCTCAAGCATTGTTGCTAGTGATCCATTAGCACCAGTAAACCCACCGAATGTAGTCAGGTAATCAAGACCCTTGTAAAGTTTAACTAAGCCACCGACTAGGAATCCTGTAGCTGCTGTAACCGCGTTAATTGACTTGGCGATATTGTCAATAGCCTTTACTGCATCTGAAGTCTCTGAGCCTCCTGCAATGCGAGCAAAGGCATCTACAAGTCCAGCACCGATTGTTTCCTTGGCATTATTGCTTGCAAGAGTAAGAGCATCAAGCTTGTACTGAGTGGTCTCAAGATAAGCGTTAGCAGAGCCAGCAGACTTAACCAGCATGATGCCTAGAATGTCAGCGAATGACTTGCTCTTAAGTTCTGCCTGAGTTAAGCCTGTGTTGTACTTCTTGAGTCCGCGAGTAATGCCCACATATCCGTTAGCCAAGTCCTGTGAGACTGTAGCCAAGTCGATGCCACTTGCGCGGCTAATCTGAATGGCATTGTTGAGAAGTTCTTGAGACTTAGTAAGTGATCCAGTTGTAGTAAGCAATGCTTGAAAAGCTGGGCGAAGAATGTCATCTGCAATGGCTGAGGAAGTCTCTAGGTTCTTGATGAACTCTGTGACGCGGCTCTGAGAGAATGAAAGTCCTAGGTTATCTACTGCGGTAGCAAGTCTGCGAGCCGCTGCCTCATCTGCTGCGAAAGCCTTGACTGAGGCTTTGCCGTAACTGACAAGTGCTGTTGTACCAAGTGCTAAACCTAGATTTCTTAAAGTTTTATTAAGTTTAGCAGCAGCAGATTCAGCCTTCTTAAATCCCCGAGTATCGGCTTTAGAGCCAATCTTAATTTCTTCATAAATAGTTGCCATTATGCTGCCTTCCCAATGCCTTCTTTAACTCGGGCTCTAAATTGAACAAGTGCTGTCTCAATAGCTTTATTGACTGCGCCTTCTGCTTTGCCTCTGTTATTAGCCCATGCACGATAGATAAGGCGACCTCGACCTTTAAGACTGCTGGTCAATGGTGGCAAATTAGCAATAAATTGCTGTCCTGCTTTTGGATTTCTTGAATGGCTAAACTTTTTACCTGCTGGACCTTTAGGACCGACCCAAGGTTGTCCTTGTGGATTGGTTCGACCAGCACCTTCATAGATAGATCCTACTCGGCTGTTATTCTGAACGCTAGCCATCGAACTAAAGCCTTCAGAGTTTATCTTGCTTGGAACGGCAGAATATCTGATGCCCGCAATAATGGTTGAAGAATTATAAGTTGGGAATGTGCCTTCGCTAAATGAACGACCTGCCCAACCAGACATAGGAGATACAGCAGGAACGAATCCCTTTGCTTCTCTTACAACTGGACGTAGAGCATTGCCAATTTCTTTGCGTAAAGTCTTTTCTAAGTCTGGAGTAAAGCGGCGAACTGCCTTGCGAAGATCAGCGTTTCCGCGTATTTCTATTCGCATCGCTTCGCTCCTTTGCTAAATCCTTAAGCACATCTACATGTGCCTTGAAAGCCATTGGAGATAGTTCCACAATGGTTTGGAAGGGAACTCCATACTCGTAACTCAAGCGAGCTGCGAGATAGGTGAGGGAGTTCCGATCTACCCTAAAGGGTCAGATTCTAAGACCTCAACTGACTTGAGAGTCTCAAGGAATCCTTCCCCGAAAGGTTTGACTGTTTCACCCGAACGTCTAATTGCTTCCCAGCACAGCCAGTAAACGTCTGACTGCTTTTGATCTTCAATCAAGGCTTTGTGAAAGCCTTTCTTGGCGTATTGCTCGAAGGCGTATTCAATCAGTGGAGTAATCTCGTACTCTGTTACTGCGTTGTCTGCCCTTGTTACCTTGAGTTTTGCCATGTTAGCCCCTGACTTAGTTGGTTAGAATGTACCTGTTGTTGCAACTGCCACAGTACCAGAGACATTCATTGTGAGGCTCTGTGTTCCGAGGTCTCCAACTGCGCCATTGATATCTGTAGTGTTATTGATAAGGCATGTAGCTGTGTAAAGAGGGTTAGTCGCTGAGACTGCTGTTCCCTTTGATTGAAGAAGAACAACTGTTACGTTAGTTCCCCATGCTGCCTGAAGTGTCTGAAGGACTGAAGCTGTAGCTGTGTCGTTCAAGAAGTCAATTGTGATTGAAGATGCTTCGAGTCCCTTTACGAACTTGTGTCCTGAATCGCCCATTGCTGTTACTTCAAGTTCATCAAAGTTACGGTTAAGGGTTACAGATGTAACGTGGTCGCTAAGATCAACAGAGTTAACCTTTACGCCTACCAAGTTGCTCATGAATACTGCCATTTAGGTTATTCCTCGTCTTTCTTAGATGTGGGTTGTGGTGCTGACTTTGTTGCTGGTGAAAGCTGACCAATCTTGATTAGAAAGTCGGCTTGCTCCTTTGTCCAATCGTCCATCGATTAGCTCCATTCCGTTAGGGTACTGATTGCAATGTCGCAAGTCAGTAAATCTCCAGAAGCGATTGACAACACGCTTGGCGCGCTGACGCTTCCTACATTGAAAACAATGCTGGACGCTGCCAGCAGCTGAAAGACTCGAACTACGTCAGTCTCGATACCAGCAAGGTTGCCCTCATTGTCAAGCAATGGGACAAGGATAGAAATCTTAAAGTTAGCCATTGGGCTAATAGTTGTATAGGTATTATTAGTAGGCACAATGTAAGGATCAGCAGGAATCACAATAACGCTGTTCGCTATCGGCGTGCTTGGTGGGTATGAGAATACCGACCACTTTGTATTGTCAGTAAGAGCTGCTGCGATTGAGGCGCGAAGTGTTGTTATGGCTGGCATTAGCCCACCATTGAATTAGGGCTGAGATATGGTGCTAGCAAGCCACGAACACGAGCCAAAAGTGTATTACCCATGCGATACGGACTTGGAGTAAAGCCATCGATTGACACGCCACCAGAAGAAGGAGCTTGACGGCTCTGCCAGATATCGATTGAGATCATAAGGCTGGCTTCTTGAATTGCTGGGATTGTTGAATAAGTTGTATAAGTTTCAGCTGAGGCTGTACCGAATGGCTGAATAGCGTGATAAGGGTTATTAGAACCAGCAGTGATGGTTATATTAAATGAATACTCACTTACTGCCGTAATTGTCTTAGTCCCATTGTAACGACTACCCGAATTGGCTATGGTTACAGATTGACCAACATAAAAAATATCTGCAATTGGCTCATTGAAGTAAAGAGTGCCTACTGTTGAATTGCTGCTATGAGCAACAATTGGTACATCGTTCTTCCATAGAAAAGGCAACATGACATCGTCAGCAGCATCGCAGACTGATTGCAAGACTGCATCGGTGTAGAGAGTACCTACACCAAGAGCTGTGCGAAGTTCTGCAACTGTTGTTGTGCTCATTGTTATCCTTTCTAAAGACTTAGAGGGACTGCAAGGGCTCTGGCAGCCCCTCTAAGCGACTTAGGGTGTTACTTATTAAGCAACTTGTACTGCGCGGAATGCTGTTGGGTAGCGATTAACTACTGCAACATATCCGTAGATGCCGATTTCAAGCTGGCCGTTTGCAACGACATTGGCGCGAATCTGGAGCGTTCCGCTTTCGTGGAATCGCATTGCCATTGATGGATAAACAAGACCGACCTTTACGCCAGCTGTTCCGCCTGCGTAGTTCGGATCAACAACGAGGTTAAGTCCTGCGACTGTGCCGTTTGTCGAACCCTGTGTGATAAGACCGTTAGCATTCTGAGATGCTGCTGCTGCGTAAAGAGGGCGACCTGTTGAATCAACTGCTCCAAGAAGACCAGCAAAATCCACATCGTCATTTCCACCTGAAGTTGCAACCAAGAGGTTGTTAGGTGTTTGGCGCATGATTGCGTATGAATCAGCGATTGACTTAGCAATAGCCTTGTAGATTGTTGAAGAAGAAGAATCTGCTGATCCATCTGCTGCAATCTTTGATGCGTAAGCGTCTGTCTTCTGTGCGTATGATGCAGCCAACTCGCGGAGATAAAGGTCTAGGAAGCTAGGGTCAGAGCGGTCAACGAGCTCAAGGTCGAGTTTTCCAGCGCCAGCGAACTTGACGACTGTATCTTCTTGGAAGGTTACTGTTGTGTCTGAAGATGCAAACTCTGCACCTTCTGCTGTCAAATCTACAGAAGCCTGTGTTCCCAATTTTGGAGTAAAAATCTTCATTCCAGAAGTTGGGAGTGCAGCGCGCTCGATAGAATCAATAAATGGGCGTGATGAATCAATGATGCCGATTACATCGCGAAGGTATGTTGGAGGAACCATTCCTGTGTTCTCTGCAACTGTTGCAACCTGAAGTGCTGCAACGAGTTCACGAGCATCTGCGTCACCGCGTGATGCGTTTAGCTGAGCCTTGGCGAATTCGCCTGCTGTGATGTTTAGGTTGAGGCGCGGTGTTGTGTACGCCATGGCTGTTACTGTAGGGCGAGCAGCTTCCACAGCCGCGGCTTCTACTGGTGTTGCTTCGACTGTTGTGTCTTCCACGACTGTCTCGCTTTCTGTTTTGGTTTCTTCGACAGGGAGAATTTCCTCTGCCGCGATCTCGAGTATTTCTGAACTAGCGAACGCTGGTACAGTGACAAGAGAAACTTCTTTGAGTCGTGCTGATGAAACGACTGTGTGGCCGTCCTTTGATGGTTTTGATGCAAGAATCTCAGCACCGATTGAAAGTCCAGTTACTAGACCTTCCTGCGCCATAATTAGCGCATCGTTGCCACCTGATGAACGGCTCAACTTAAATGTTGCATAGATGCCATCTGCGCGAGTCTCAGAAGCGGTCATGCGACCAATAGGCTTCTTTAGATCGTGCTGTGACAGCAACTTAATCTTTGATGGGTCAGCAATCTCAATTGAGTTAGCTGCGAATGTATATGCGCCTAGGTTTGTGTGCCCAATCTCGCCTGTACCTAGAGGCACAATCTTGCCTGAGATTTCGCGGCGTTCTTCTGAGCACTCAATTGAAGATGCTTCGATGTATAGGGTTTCCATTAGCTCTCATTTCCGTTCGGAGATAAATCTTCCATTTCCATTGCCTGTTCAGTTGTAATCAAGCCAAGTGCAAGCATCTTCTCAAGAACGAGCAAGCGCTCCATTGGCTCTGTGCGCAAGAATGAATCGTCTAAGGCAAACTTGACGTAATGCCCTGATGTAGAGATATCGTCCATGCTGAGTCTGGCCTCAATTGCTGACACATAAGGCTGAAGGGTAAAGGCGACCATCTGCTTACGTTCATCTTGCACGTTTGCATAAGTCATAGTTGTGTTCTGAGAAGCAGATACATAATAAGGATCAACGGAGCAAAGACGAGCACATTCGGTTGCAAGGTTCTGAATAGCATCGTTGTAGCCCATATCTTTAGGGCTGAAGCCAATAGTCTGGAAATCAATCGTAGAAGTTAAGTACGCGACTCCGTTGTTATTTCTAGCGCGCTTCCAAGCTGCAAGAAGTCCAGAGACTTCATTAGGAGGAAGGTCTGCACCAGTATTTTTCAAGAAGCCAGTTGCTGAAGGCGTGGCGAGTGCGATGCTTGCTGAGTGTTGTGCATCGAGGGCTGCCTTGATGGTTGTACCACCAACGGCCAAGATACCTTCGTCCTTCTGGAAAGTAATAAGAGAACCAAGTCCAGACATAGGCAATGGTGCGCCATCGAGGTAATACTCAGTTACATAGCTGTTAGTTGAGTTTGTATTGAAAGTTACTCTGCTGTTGCTAACCCATTGAGCATTAGCCATTCTGCCATCTTCGAGGTAAGTCTCTGTAATCTGCCAATAAGCAACACCAAACATGAGCAACGAGTCCAAAGTGAAATACATGGTCTCAAAGCGCGGCTGGGATTTGGCAGGTTGCTCAACCCAACGAGGTGCAGCAATATGCTCACCAGTTGATTTCTTGTAATACTCTAAAGGAATTGATGCAATAGTTCCGCAGATTAGATCGCGGCATCTCTTGATTGCTGGAACTTGCAAAGCCTGAGTACGAGTTACAGATACAGGAAAATAGTTACCATAAGTCAGGTAGGAATCAGACATTACCTGTGGCGCGTTTTGCGCTTCAATGATTTGTGGCTTACGCGAAAAGAGACCCATAGAGGGCAATTATACACTACATATAGGTCATTCTGAGTATATAGCCGCTACCTGTTGTGGTTTCATTAAAGTCGAAATTGCCATAGCAACTGAAATGGGAATTGCCACTGATCCTGCCGATTGACGTTTGACGATTCTCCAGCTTGAGTCATTATTTTTTGCAGCGACATTGGCAAACTGGGTAATGAGTAAATCCTGACCATTATGAACCCAGCGTTGATTGACGGTTGCGTCAAGTAAGTCGCTACATGCCTGATAGAACTGCGCCCCTGATACGTCAACGCAGATTTGTGAGGCATTGGTCAAACGATCCGCAATACTTTGGGTCGCGTACTTGTCATAGAGAATCTGCTTAGGTCTATAAATATCCGCGAACGCTTTAATGTCCTTGGCAATGAGAAGCTCATCAACCGAGACCAGAGACTCCCAAGTTTGCAAGACCCCAATACCAATCCTGCCGTCTGGCAATATCTGACCAGCGATAAGAGCTGCATCTCTAGAACTAGGGCTCTTATCAAAGGCAAAGACTGTGTAAGCCCCAGCAGTCATTATTAGGCTTGAGTCAGAGCAATCCTCAATGCTGTTATGTGGAAAGGGGCTGATCATGCTGGAAATCCACTGACACAATAGCTCGGTTCTCGTATTTTCAATCGGGCTAGTTGCAACGGCTTCTTCTAGGGCTTCTTCTGTAATTGTGTAGCCTAAAGCTGGGTTTGCTTGAGCCCAGCCAGCACGATCAGTAATTTTGCAATGCTGGGGTGCAGAGTATTCGTAGAAGCCAAAGCTCTTAGGAGGATTCTCTAGTGCTCGTTCTCTCATGCCGTTGAGAACTAGCGAGAAAGCGTCTCCTGCATTTGATGTAAGAAGCGTGTGAGAATTTGGATGCGCTCTAGTCGTAGGAATTGCTGCTCGGTATCCTTCTTCGCTGATTTCTCTGAGCTCATCGATGTAGAGCATGCCGTTAATTGATCTGCCGCGAGAACCGTCTGAAGTTGCCGCGACAACATCGAGCCTTGCTCCAGATACCATCGATATAGATTCAGTTCCGTTTGCATGACGGATTTGCTTGACGAATCCTTTGAGGTGGTCATTGGTCTCCAATATGTGAGTAACTTGGCGGAAGGTATCCAGAGCCATGGAACGGTTCGAGGACATAATAAGAACATCAGTTTCCCACTTAATTAAGTGAGTCAGGATGAGCATACGAGCTAAATGGGTCTTGCCGTTCTGTCTAGCAATGAGAAGCAGGTTAGTCTTACGAATCCAGTTGCCA